CGATACTTTGCCTGATGTAATTTTGTCATGATACCAGTCAGTGACTTAGACTTAAACTGGTGTGCCTCGTCACCGATGACACATTCAAAGTCATCAAAGTATCTTTTAGGAAATTTGTAGATAGACTGCCAAGTTGAGATAACCACTTCTTTGTCAGTATTCTTATCCTTTCCTCCATATACTTTGTGGCAGTGCCCTTCTACATCCCATCCATAGTCAGCAAAGTCAGAATACATCTGCTCTACCAAAGATGTTGTGGGGACAATAATAAGAATACGTTTGTTTTGAGCAGTATAATAACGCACCAAAGAATAAATCATTAGAGACTTACCAGATGCTGTAGGTGATAGAAGAAGCTTGCGGTGATTCTTCAATGCTTCATACACTGCCTTGTATTGGTAGTCTCTTGGTTTGTGCTTGACACAAATTTTATTCATAAAATATTTCACACCCTCAAGAGAGACTAATGGGTCTTTATCATCAATGTGACCGTAGTAATCATTGCTTTCAAAAGACAAATGATAATTTTTAATCGATGCCCATTCTCTAAGATGTTGTGCTAGTCCACAATACAATTCTCCAGTGCCAGGAGAATACAAACGAATTTTTCCATCCCACAACTTATTGCGGTAGAGTGGCATAAATTTTGCATTAGGCACATCAAATGTAAAGTAGTCAGACAACTCCATGTGGATAGAAGGCTCCGCATTGATGGTCATGAAGACTTCATTCTTCTTCTTGATAGAAATATTCATTTAGTTTCCGTTAATAAACTTCTCCCACTCAATAGCGTTCTTAATTTGGAAACTTCTATTTGATACCATCTTCAAGACATTATCAAGATAAAAAAGCGCCTTATTAATAAACTCTATCTTCATTTCAATGTTAATTAAATCCTCGTCCGCTTCTAGATAGACTCTCATCTTTTCAGATGTTTTAATTGATTGTCCAAAAGGTTTTTCCTTGTAGACTTCAGGGTCTGCTTCTCCTTGGTAATATTCTCTTTTTTCTCTGACCTTAATTCTGTACTGAAACTCCAACGCAGTTTTTTCTGTAGAAAAATCGTTGTAGAAGTTTAGATATTTATTGTGTTGATAAGGAATGCCAAGAGACAGTTGTGCTAAGTCTTCTGTGTATTGTTTACTTTTAAATTGAAAGTCTACTTGTGAGTCTGCTTGCCATTCTGTTTTTACATTATCAAAAAGGGTTTTCAATTCAACAAATTTCATAGTTTAGCATTCAGTTTATTTCGTAATTCAAAACTAGTGTATTTAAATACTGCTTGTGCAGTAAAGTATTCTTGGTCTTGGTCTCCAACATCAAATTGGACATCTGATAGTGATACAGGAAACACATTGTCGAAGCTGCAGTATGCAGCAATATTATAATTACTAGTTGTAATTTCTAGTCTAGCATTAGAATACTGCGCTTCTTGGTCACTGTGCTCTGAGTAAAGACCATTCTTTCTAATCCAATTATATATGCTGGAATAATTTTCGAGGTCTTCATCAATGATGAATGTGACTTGCAAATCTCCTGACTCAATACCACCAGCAGCTGCGATAGGAAAAGACCTGAATCTGGTCGGGACATCAGTGAATGGTAGGGTAAGGTCAGGGATGTTGGCACGCTGGCAGAAAAATTCTACGCCAGGAAATATCTCCAAGTCTAACCGAAATCCGACTGGAGCGAGAAAGTTTCTATTCTTTGGTTGCTCTGAATACCACCTACTCTGTGCCATGGTGTTTTATTTTTATTTAGGTCATAAAAAAAGAGGGTCCCGAAGGACCCTCCGTTTGGGGGAAACCAACAACTGGTATCAGTTGATGTTGGTGATTTGTACTCTTCTGTAGTACTGGTTGCTGTTGGCATTCATTGCCTCGCCAGTAGGAGCGGAGCCATGAGCGCCGTCTACAGTTACGAATGGGTTTGCGACCATGCCGTAGCGAGTCTTGAAACCAATCTTTGGCTGGAATGTGTCCTGACCAATGGAGCGGACCATTTGGAGAGGGACATATGGGCAATAGAAAAGACCAGCATCGTAAGGTGAAGTGCCCTTGTAACCCATGGTGTAGTAGTGCTTGGAAGCAGTACCCTGAGTGTAAGAAGGACCACCGAATGGGTCGATGAAGACCTTAACGCGACCGTTAAGTGTGCCAGCGAATACGTTACCAGTGTCATCAACACTCATTGAAGTGCTGAGAGCAGGAGCGTAGTCAAGAGCGCCAGTGAGGTTAAGAGCGGAAGCAACGTCTGCAGAGCAGATGATGAAGTTACCCTTACCACGACGAGTTTCTTGAGCAATAGCGTTTGCATCGCGGTCAATCTGGAAGAGAAGACCTTTGAATTTCTCTGCCATCCAACGACCGTTAGAGTCAACGTCGAGGTCGAAAGTACCAGGAGTTGCAACGTTGTGCTGAGCACCAGGCTTAGCAACGAAGTATACGGTGCGAAGGATTTCGCGGTTGATTTCAGCAAGAATCTCAGAGGAGAGAATGTTTGCTAGCTCTTGCTCAGCGTCAAGACCGTGGATTGCCTTAAGGTCTTGTGCAAGCTCTAGGGTGTATTCTGCCTTGAGGGCTCTTGACTTAGCAGTCACCGAGGTCTTCTCGATGCTGAATGCCATCTCGCGGAAGAGACGATTAGCTTCGCCAAGACGCTCAAGGTCTTCGCGTGCCATCTTGGAGCCGAGCTCATACTTACCAGCAGGAGAATCGTTAAGGACTGCAGGGTTGTTACCCTCCATGTCGCCGCCTGTACCTGCCTGGTTGCGGACTGCATAGTCGCCTTGGTTGGCATCGTAGCCACCAGAGAAACCAGCATCAGGCTCGTTGTATAGTGCCTCTTCGCCGCCTTGGTTTTCGTACTTAGCCTTCATTGCGAAGATGAGACCTGTAGGACCAGACATAGGCTGGACACCGCAGATGTCATAAGCAACGAGGTTAGGCATCGCACGACGGATTAGGCTGATGAGCACAGGGTCGAAACCAGCGATAGCGCCAGTCGATGCTGCTGCACCAGTCATGTTGGAAGCGCCAGCGAAGTTTACAGCAACTTCGTTAAGGACGCCGCGCTCTTCGCGCATAAATTTTTCTTGGTTCTCAAGGATTACAGCGGTAACAGCCTTTCTATGTGAATCGGTGATCTCATCGAGACCCGAGTGGTTAAGAACAGGTGCCCACTTTTCCTGGAGAGATTGAGCGTTAAACATTTTTAACTCCGAAAGTTTTTAGGAAAATGGGTTGACGTAATTATTTAGATATCACTTCCAGCGAGCGATAGCATCCATGTATGCTTGCATTGAAGCAGATACATCGGTGCCTTCACCTTCAACTGGGGTTTCATCGGTAACTTCTGCTTTAGGGGCAGCTTGCTGAGGGAAGTATGACTCTCTTAGAGTCTTGAGTTGCTCGCGGAAAGATTCCTCGGAAACAAACTCTACACCTTCTGCAAGAGAAGCTAGTTTTTCTTTCTGGGTATCAGCAAGACCTTCGCTTACTTCTTTAGTAAGGATTGTCTTGGTGTGGCCAGAGAGGCGATTATTTAATTCAATATTGCGCTCAACCTGCTCGTTAAGGCGCTGTTCCATCTCACAAAGCTCTTGATTCATACCTTCGACAACATCAACTTTGTCGGCAGGAATCTCAAGATAGTTTTCTTCAAAGACTGTTTTGAGACCAGACATGAAGTTTTCAGCGATTTCAAGTTTGAGACCTGAATCGATGGCAACAACATTCTCTTCTAGCCAATTCTGGATGGCATAGTTGAGTGTCTCATCTACTTTCTCGGCAAGAGAAGTCTTCATCGCTTCGACTTCTTCTGCGAGTTTAGCAGTATACTGCTCTTGGATAGAATTTACTTGCTCAGTAATCTTCGCCTTGACTGCAGCTTCAAAGATTGTCTTTGCTTTATCTTTGAAGGTCTCGGAGATTACTTCGCCTTCTACTAGAGCATCGATGTCCTCTTCTGAGGAGTAATCGATTTCCTCCATACCAAATACTTTGGTATTGTTAGGACCACCAGGAATTTGATAACCTGATGACTTAACTACTGGAGCTGGGTCTTGGTGCTTATCGCGGGTGACGTGACCGTCATCCACTCTCTTGTTATGCTTAGCAGCCTTTTCGCCAGGGTTATCCTCACCCTCAGGCTTCTCATAAGTAGACCCACCATTATCTTCCACGGACTGACCAGGGACCACAGAAGGTGAAACAGTTGGCATAGGATCTCTGCCAGCTGCCTTGGCGTTTACCGCAGTGTTGGTTTGACCACCTGATGGTTGCATAAAACCACTAGCCATTGCGTTGCCAGGTACTACACCAGCACCAACGCCAGGCATAGGGTCTCCCGCTTCTGCAATAAACTCCTCAAATTTTTCGTTTAACATATCTGACATTTTGGTTTCCCCTGTACAGTTATTACATTTATTCTACAGTTATTTATTAAAATCATAAATTAAACAAGAAGTCCTCAAAGACCTTGAGCGACCTCTCTTCAATATTTTTCCGCGTTGACTCGGAAATATATCTCTTATATTTATCAACTTTTGATTCCTTGAGGATTCCATTATCCCAGACCCACTCTTTGCCTTCCATGATTCCATTCACGAAAGCATCGGGTGCGGATGGGTCGGCAACAATGTCAGCAGCAGTTGCCAACATGAAATCATCGCGGACATAGTTTGCACCATCTTTTTCTTCAATCGACCCCATACCTCTAGAAGAGACACCCAACTTAACGCCAGATTCTAAAAGGTTTCTGGCAATGTTGCCCATAGGAGTCGAAAGGATTTGCGCTTTACCCCTAAAGTTACTACCCTCGGATTTGAGAGAAACGATTTTATGGGAAACGCGGTCGAGGTTTACAGTAGGACCATCAGGATGGCCTAACTCACCGAGAGCACGACCAGTGACAACATAGCTCTCATTGTAACGGCCAACCTCTTTCTCCAGTACGGAAAAAGGGTAAACTCTGCCGTTGCGATTCTTAATGTCGCCCTGAAGGAATACACCCTCAATGTAGAGATTCTTACTTCCGTTAGATTCTTCTACTAGGACTTCAATATCCTCAATGCTCTCGGTAATTAGTTTCATTCTTCTGTAACCTCGGGTGTTGCTTCAGTATCATTTACTTCTACTGAAGTTTCCGCAGTGGGTTCTTCAGCAGGAGTCTCTTGCTCCTCTTCCGCAGATACGAAATAGGATTTTGCTAGGACTTCTTTGTATCCTTTCATAGAATCCGCTGCCTTCGCATACAGATGGTCATTGATTTTGTCCATCGCATCGATTTTATTACCAGCGGCAATCGCATTGATAATGTCAATAGTTTCCATTTAATTTAAGCATGTATAATAATTATTTATCAGAATCTGTTTCTGCAGATGCTTTCGCAGGTTTTGCTGGCGCAGGTTCTGGTGGTTGAGCGGATAATTCCAATG